TGTTTTAATTTAGCAGGCGCAAGTGGAAGTGTTACTATAACAATTACTGGAGGGTAGTTTATGGATCTGTCTTATTATGGGGACATGTTATCCCTTAAAAAAGGTGGAATGCCTCCTAGAAATAAAAGTAATTTTAGATCTACAAAGAGTGGTGCAGGGATGACAGAAAAAGGTGTCATGGCCTATAGAAAAAAGAATCCTGGATCTAAATTAAAAACAGCGGTAACAGGTACAGTTAAAAAAGGTTCTAAAGATGCTAAAAGACGTAAGTCTTTTTGTGCGAGAAGTGCTGGACAAATGAAAATGTTTCCAAAAGCTGCTAAAGATCCTAATTCTAGATTAAGACAGGCTAGAAGAAGATGGAAATGTTAGGTATAATACAGTTCTAAAAAGGAGATAAAAATGGAAAAAATTAAATCTGAAATACAACACATAATAACTGATCATAAAAAATTAGCTATTGCTGTAGTTATTATAATTGCTGTCTTAGTAATTATTTAATCTTAAAATAATAGATATGAACATTGCAGAGTTATTTAAAAAGAATTTTATATTAGTACCGGTAATAGCTTCTGTATTAGTTGGAACATTCACAGGTGTTAGATATATTGTTAATTTAACAGATACAATCAACGACAATCAAACGCAAATAGTAAATCTTCAAAGAGATTTAAAAGTTGCACAAGAAAAAATAACAGATCAAAACACAAGGCTAACTTCTGCAGAATCTACTTGGCAGATGGCAGAGAATTTATATAGAACTCTGGCAGATCAAGTTAGAGAACACAGCTACGATATAAAAGATTTAAATAGATAGGATGTATGAATGAGATATTGGTTATATACTTTATTTTTTGGATTATCATTGGTCTTCTTTGCTATTGGATCCACAGAAGCTAGAAACGAATATCTTAATGAGTATGGTGCAAGATGTGGAGATTTTGAAACAAAAATTACTCAAAATGTAAATGAAGATCAACAGCTACAACCATTGGATCGTAATTTTAATAATGGTAGTCGTTATTTATCTCTTACTTACAGAAAATATCTAGGTGTAGATTGTAAGACTATAAAAGAAAATGTAGATCTTAAACAACAATTAGAGTTGATGAAGATGTGTGGTAGAGTTAATAATAATCCTAGTCTTGCATACAACGAAAACTTTAGATTATTAGTATCAAAGTGTAGAGGTGTTACTCCAACAGAAATAAATAACAGACCAGAAAATTCTGGAAGTGCTTGGGATGATTTAAAAAATGACTACAAAGAAGAGAACCCAGACATTACATTAATGGGTGATAAGTTCTTAAAACCAAACAAAAAGAAACTTAAAATACCAAAATACTTGACAGACGAAGAAATCGTATTACCATTACCTAAACCTACAGATGATTGATAAATTTATATATAAATGTTGTGGTGTCTTAGATCGCTATACGGCATGGATGAATAGTATATTTCTTCCTAAACCTAAAAAGATTTATAATCTTAGAAAAGATATAATTAAAAATACATTAAGTGCTAATAGAAAAACTGATATAGTAGAAGCTATAATAGAAAGAAAAAGAGTAAAAAATGTCAAGAAAAACTAACACAGCATTAATTGCATTACTTGGTACAATCCTAATGGGCCTTGCCACGTGGGTCGTGATTACACTTGTAGAAGTTCAGGTTTTAGTGATGATGATTCAGCAAGAATTAATGGATCTTGACAAGGTTATAGGTCGTATATACAGTCATATGGACAGATTAACAAAATGAATCTTAGTAAACACTTCACTCTTGAAGAGATGACCAAGTCAATGACAGCCACACGTAAGGGTATTGATAATACTCCAGGTCCCGGGGAAATAAAAAACTTAGGGGACTTATGTTATGAGATTCTTGAGCCACTACGGGCACACTTCGACAAACCTGTTACGATTACCAGCGGCTATCGTAGTGAGGCGCTTTGCGAAGCGATCGGCAGCAAAAAGACATCACAGCATGCTAAGGGCCAGGCGGTCGACCTAGAAATTAATTCGGTACCCAACATTAAGACTGCTTACTGGTTACAAAATAACGTCGATTTCGACCAGCTCATCATGGAGTACTTTGACAAAGACGATCCGGCAGGGGGGTGGATACATATTAGTTATCACGAATCTGGTTCAAACAGAAAACAAGTACTAACCTTTGATGGTAAAAAATATAGTGAAGGACTTCCAGATATGGAATGGAAAGACGGAAAGGTTTCAAATTAAATGGCAATTACTAGAGCACAAATACCAAAACAATTAGAACCTGGTTTAGGTAGAGGTTGGGGTAAATGGGAAAGAGCTAAATTTAAAAAGATAGTAGAAAAAACCCATGGTAAAGTCTATAAACCTGTTAACAAAAAAGTTAAGGTCTAGAATCTACTAATCAAAAGTGGTACAATCCATTAAGTTATATAACAATAAAGGCTAAAAAATATGGTTTTAATCATATGATAGAGCAAAGTGGCCACTAAAAAGGAAATGTATGAGTTTGTACGAAAATATTAATAGAAGAAAACGTCTTGGGATCTCTAGATCTAAAGCTGATTCTACTGTATCTAAATCATCATATTCTAATATGAAAAAAGGATTTCCAGAAAAAGCTGCTACTGGTAAAATAATAAAAGCTAAAGTAGGTAAAGCAGCTAAAACAAGTATGATGGAAAAAGCAGGAAAAGCTACTGCCGCACTTTATAAAAAATTACCTGAAGAAGGATTAATAGCTAAAGCTAAAAGAGCAGCTAAAAAAATTACTTCAAAAACAAAAAATTTATTTAAAGCTGCACCTGCAGCAGGAACAGGAAAAACATTATCTAAAACAAAAGAATTAGCAAAGTATACTGGTAAAATTGGAAAAGCTTCTAAATTAGCTAGAGCTTCTAGATTGGCAAGAATAGCTAGAGTTGCAGGACCAGTAGGGGTAGCTGTTTTAGCAGGTGAGGCTGTACTTAAAACAATTCCACTTACTAAAGAAAGAAAAGCAAAAGTTGCAAAAATTAAAGCAAGAATAAAAAAACAAAATAAAGGTAAATCTGCAAATCAAATGGCTGATGAGCTAGCGAGTCCGAGTGGAAGATCTACAAGAAAAATTAAAAAGAAATCTGAGGGTGGTTATATGACTTTTAGTAAAGGTGGCTTTGCAACAAACTATTACAAAGGATTAGTATAGTGGGTAAGAAAAAATAAATCAATAGGAGGAAGTATGTTAAAAGGTAATCAAGTAAAATTAGATAAAAACAAAGATGGTAAAATATCAGGAAAGGATTTTAAAATGATGAAATCTAAAAAAGGAAGTATGGCTCAAAAAAAACCTGGTGGGGCTATTTTAGGAACTTTAGCTTTAGGTATGCTAGGTCAAAAATTTCTTAAAAGTAAAAACAGTAAATCTACATCTATTCCTGCAACTGGTTTACTAACAAAAATGCTTAAAGATAAAAAAGATAAAAATAATAAAGAAACAGAGCAAAAAACAGCAAGACATGGAGGATACATGACAAAAGCCAACAAAGGTATGATGATGAACAAACCATCTACTAGAGGTTTTGGCGCAGCTAGAACTTCAGGTATGGGTTTAGAAAATGAAGCATTACAACCTGGAAAAATTTACGATAAAGTTAAAGCTAAAAAAGGTAAAATGGCTAAAGCTTCTATGGGTGAATTTATTACTGTTTCAGAATATAGCGAAGATTTAATTTAATAAGGTGTATCTATGGCTACATCAGGAACTACAACTTTTAATTTAACAATAGATGATGTTATTTCAGAAGCGTATGAGAGAATTGGTATACAAACTAATAGTGGACATGATTTAAAATCTGCTAGAAGAAGTTTAAATATTTTATTTTCTGAATGGGGTAATAGAGGTGTTCATCTTTGGAAAGTAGAATTAAATGAAGTTGCGTTAGTTGCCGGTCAAGCAACTTACACTGTACCTTCAAATGTTTCAGATGTTTTAGAAGCTTATATATCTACAACACCTACAGCACAAAATAATACAAATACTCAAGATGTAACTTTAACTAAAGTTGATAGATCAGCCTATCAAGCTATTCCTAATAAATATCAAACAGGGCAGCCTTCACAATATTATGTAGATAGACAAATAACACCAACTATTAGTTTATACTTAGCTCCAGATGCTAGTACATATACAACATTAAAATATTATTCTATTAATAGAATCCAGGATGCGGGGTCCTATACAGATGATCCTAATTTACCTTTTAGATTCTTACCCTGCATGGCTTCAGGTCTTGCATATTTCTTATCTCAAAAAAGAGCTCCAGCAAGAACAGAAATGTTAAATAGAATTTATGAAGATGAAATGGTTAGAGCATTAAGAGAAGATGGTTCTAGAACTTCAGTTTATATTTCACCACAAACTTATTATGGAGATGGAGTATAATGTCTTGGGCAAGAGGTAGAAGATCATTAGCGATTTCTGATAGATCAGGTATGGCATTTCCATATACTGAAATGGTTAAAGAATGGAATGGATCATTAGTTCATATTACAGAATACGAACCTAAGTCTCCTCAGATTGATCCACCTTATCATAAGGCAGATGCGGTTGCTTTACAAAATCCTAGATCACAAAAATTTCAACAACCAACTCAAGAATTTTTAAGTTCACAAGATAAAACATCTTCTAACTCAGGAGGTACAATGGTTGGAGTGGCTAATCTAACTTTACCTGGAGACTTTGCTTTCCAAACAAGAAATGCTATTGATACCAGAGATAACTATGCAACTAATATTTCTAATATTGGAGTAGGAATGGTTCCAACAAACCCCTCATTACAAAATAGAAGAAGACAATTACTTCCTCAAATAGGATTAGTAAAGGTGGTTATTTCATAATGGCTATTGCACACTCAACTTTTTTAACACAAGTAAGAAATTACACAGAAGTAGATAATACAGTTTTAACAGACTCTATTATTCAAGAATTTATTAGAATTGTAGAATTAAATGTTGCAGGTACTGTTGATTATGATGACTTAAGAAAATATGATCAATCAGCATTTACTTCAGGTAATAGAGCTTTAAGTTTACCTTCAGATTGTATGATAGTAAGATCATTACAATCTTTAATTACTGTAGATGGAGTAACTACAAGAACTTTTTTAGAAAAAAGAGATACTAGTTTTATATCAGAGTATAACCCAACTAATACAACAGGATCTCCAATTTATTGGGCTGCTTGGGATGAGTTTAATGTTATTGTTGCCCCAACACCTGCAGCGGCTTATGTGGTACAATTAAATTTTATAAAAACACCACCTAATTTTACATCTACAACTACTACCTACTTATCTAAATACCAAGAAGGAATGCTTTTACATGGAGTTTTAGCAGAATGCTTCAGATATTTAAAAGGCCCTCAAGATATGCTACAGTTATACGAAACTAAGTATAAAGAAGAACTACAGAATTTTGCCCTACAACAAATGGGTAGAAGAAGAAGAGGTGAATACGATGACGGAGTACCAAGAATAGTAATCCCATCACCTTCACCGAATCAAACAGGAAGCTAATATTAATAAGAAAAAGGAGAAATTATTATGGCAATAACAACAAACGCAATATGTAATTCATTTAAAAAAGAATTATTAGAAGGAGCACACAAGTTCCAATTTACAAGTGGAAGTACTTTTAAATTAGCATTATACAATTCTAATGCAACTTTAGGTAAATCAACAGCAAACTACTCAACTAATCCAGGTGGAGGAGCTAATACTGAAGTAGCAAATACTGGAACGTATGT